AACCACCATACATAGATTTGACATTATCTAAATGTTGATTGTGTTTACTTGTTACAAGATAACCATTACCGCCATCTAGCCTAAAATATTCTGCTACACCGCCAGAGCCATCATCACTTCTAAATATAATGTCTTGGTCATCAGCATAATTTGTGATATAAAGACCACCTGTGTAATTTTCTATATTACTATTGCTAGTAATACCATTATGATAAATCTGTATATCATTACTAGCACCAAACTGAGCTTTCGCATTATCTACAAAGTTTAAAGTATCTGCACTAGCATCCCATTTTAAGTTTTGTGATGTACCTGTATCATCGTAGAAGCTGATGTCTCCGTTAGATGCTATTGCTAATCTTTTAAGTAATGAAGTATCGTCTGATGTAAATAAGTTTAACTCACTACCATACGAATTATATTTTGCACCAAATGCTTTTATATTTACTGAGGAAAGGTCATTAGCATAGCTTCCGTCAATAGCCAAACCTGAACCAAAGCTAGAGTTTACACTTGGTGTATTAAAAATTACTGAACTGCCTGTACCAATTGTACCAACAACAGAACCAGCAGTAGATACAGGTAAATAAGAAAAACCTGCGGTGCTATCAACAGTCAAACCATCCATTGTGGCTGTACCTGTTACGTCTATGCCTGTGCTAGTGGTTGCGATTTTTGGTGAACCATTATTGTATAGGGTTACTGCACCGCCATTGATTGCTTGTAAATAATTCTGCGTGCCATTTGGAATCTGCATTTCAATATTGGCTGCTTGGATTTTTAAGTTACCTGTGCCTGTTTCTTTTATGACACTATGGTTGTTTCCAGACTCATGGTAAATTTGTAAATCTGCATCAGCACCAAACTCTACCTTTTGACTGTCTGGAATTCTTATAGTGTGTGAAAAATCAAAATTATCAAAATTAGTATTCCAAAGAATAGTCGCATCATTACCAACACTTACAGCATCTTGAATGGTAATACCTGCACCATTAGCTGAAGCTGATGAATCCCCTGTTGAATAGTTTAGGGTAATGTTTTTGTCTTTTACATTTAGATCATCTGTGTTTACAGTTGTTGTAGTGCCTTGTACTGTTAGATCCCCAGTAACAACCAGGTTGGCCATTTGTGAATTACCAGTAGAGGTGATTGCACCAGAGCTGATAGTACCTAAAGTGACATCATCACTATTTTCTATTTTTGTGCCTAGTTGTGTTTGTATGCTACCTGTTACACCATCTACATAATTTAATTCAGTAGCAGTTGCGGTAATTGCTGTACCGCCTAAAGAAAATGTACCAGTGACATTTAGCGTTCCACCAACTGCTAAAGTTTTTCCTGATCCAACATTAAGACCAATGCTACTACCAGTACCATCTGCTTTAAAAATTGCATCAAGAGAGTCTAAGTCAGCGTTAAGCGAAATACCCCAGGTATCCTCTGCTGCACCTGGTTCTGGTTTTGTTAAGTTTAGATTGGTTGTATATGTATCTGCCATTTAAGCTGCCTCTTGTTTATCAAGTGTTTCCCAGTTCGTAGATGGATTGGTTGCGTCTGTCCAAGTATTGCTAGGAGCTGTATTTTCTGTCCATGTTGCTGATGATACAACTATCTCTTGCCAATTCTCACTACCAACAACTTGGTCTGTCCAGTCTTCGCCTGGAACTATTATGTCTTCCCATTTTAAACCACCGACTGCATTAAAGCCACTTGTTTGGTTGATGGTGGCTTCCATCTTCTTAAATACTTCAGACTGTGCAGATACATTAGATACTGCTGCGATAGTAACTTTACCTAGGTCTGTGTCTTTTGCTATCGCTATAACATTAGATGTTGCAGCTATAGTTGCACTTCCTAGTTCGGTATCTCTGCCTACCGCATCAAAGTCTGATACAGCTTGGATAGTTGCTTGTAACTGTTCAGCATCCCTAGCGATTGCTGTAACATTTGATACTGCTGCAATAGTTGCTTTTAGTTCTTCAGCATCTCTAGCAATCGCAGTAACACTTGATACTGCTGATATGGTTGCAATACCACCACGCTTTCTACTACCAATACTTGTAAAGTTAGTAACTGATTGTATGGTTGCAGTCGCTATCTCTGTGTTAGCACCAACAGCTAAGAAGTTTGTGTTTGCCTGTATGGTTGCAGACTCTTGGAATAGTATTCTAGCAAATCCTGTTAAGTTAGAATTTGCCTGAATGGTTGCTACACCTGATACAGTATTTCTAGCGGTTGCGCCAGATGTTGCGGATACGGTTGCTTCAGCTTGAAAAGCTAAGTCGTTAAATTTTGACCTGGAATAATAGCCCTTGTTATAGCCTATACTGGCCATGACGTTAAGCTAATGTTACGTCTAAATCACCAGCGTTAAATCTAAATACATCTCCTGTGCTTACAGTCTTGGAAGCGTCTAGGTTAGCGTATGCTAACAAGTTTCCAGATGTTGATGCGTCTAAAATACCAACTGCTACGATAGTTCCTAAGTTTGCAGTTGCTGTAGGATATTCAATAGCTGATGGGTTGGTTGCGGTAGTTGGGTTAGTACCAGATACATTGAATGTACTTGATCGTCTTACATAGCCTCCGCCTGTTGCTTCAGTTCCACCGCCTGTATCAGTTGGTGCTACTGTATATAAAGCAACATACAATGTTGAGGGTGCTGTATAAGCATTGCCACCAAAGACATGCTCTAAAACTTTGTCTTCTAAATAATCACTAAATCCTGCCATCGTATTCTCCTTTAATTACCGTAGTAGTAATTTCTTTTTTGTTTTGTTCCGTAAGTCTTTCTTCTCATCATTAGAGAACCTTTACCAAATGCAGCCTTCTCTTGAGCAAGTCTCATTTCTTCTAATGCTTTCTCAAACTGTTGTGTAAACATTGCTATTCTGTCGTCTTCCATCAAGTAGATAGAAGCGTGTTTCAATGCACCATACAAGTAAACATCTGGGTTTGATACTGATACAAAGTTAGTTGCATTGGTATCACTCAGTGCATTTATTTTACCATAATAAGTTAGCTGTAGGGTGTAAGGAACGTCAGGAGTTGGTGCTAATTCCATAGTACCATCAACCATTGCATAATATACTGGTTGACCTGTTAAGTTGTTATTTGCTTTTCTATAAACATCTAAAGATTCTATAGACTGTTGAAATAATGGACTAAAATCATTTGATGTTATTTCTACATTGATGGCTTCTAGCCAATCATCTGGTACTGATAAGTATTGAGCATCTGCTACTGCGGTAGCTCTTACAATCATGTCTTTCGTTCTTAACTTTCTGTTAAGTTCAGCCTCTACATTATCAATAAATGTATCTATGGTAGATGTTAAATCTGATCTGTTTAGATAACCAGCTATGGCTGTTTTTAATTCTGCATATGTCATACTTTACCTTGCCAAGTTCTAAAGACGTTATTGTCTGGATTGTTTAGCCATTGTTTCCACTTTGCGGAATCCTGTGACCAACCTTCTCGTAATGCTTTTTGCCAAATTACCATGGGTACTTCAGCTATGTGTCGCATATCTTTTCCAGGCTTAAGTGTATTGTCTCTTAGTTTCTTAACGTGGTCAATGACAGGAGCAACATCTTGAGTTGTGTGATAAACAACTTTGTCGTCTTCGGTTATGAACTCTGATTTGTAACCAGTTTTGTGGTCGGTGATTGTACGTTTTGTTGCCATGTTTAATAAAGGGTGGGAAGGCCGAAGCCTTCCCTAAGTTTAACTAACTTATGAAGTTGTTAAGTCTGCGACTATACCGTGAGCAGCTTCGTTGCTCATTTCTAATCCATACTCAGTTACAATCATCTTAGTTTGTGCATCACCTACAGTAGCGATATCAACTGTTTTAAAGTCTCTTAAGAAAGAAACTTTAGCATAGTCTGGATCAACCAATAATAGTGATCTTTCTCTACTGAAGTTAGATGGAATGATTTTCAACTCACCAAAGTCTGAAGCATAAATAGAAACAGAAGCCTCTACTGTGTTTGCATCAACCATTTGTCTTGCTGAAGTTCTACCTGTGAAGCCAGATATTTTTTGCTTATTAACTGGGCCACAGATTGCTAATGAAGGCTCGCCACCATTAGAGAAGCAAGACTGTAATACAGACTTTAATAATGCTTCTGTTAAAGCTCTTTGAGTTCCGTCTGTTGGAGCTGTACCACCACCAGTAGGTGCGCCTGATGCTGCTTTACTGTAATTGGATTTTATCCAAGATTCAAAGCCACCAGTTTTTCTAGCTGTTGTTGCGTTACCAGTTGTTTTACCACCATTTTGACAGAGAGCTGTTTCCATGTCTCTTTTCAATGCTTTAGCCATAATAGCTAATTGATGAGCCATTTCTGACTTCTTACCAGCTGGATCAGATGCTTGTTGAGAACCAGATACAGTTGCATCTCTTGAAGAGATCATTGCAACATTGCTAACTCTAGTTGTAGCAGTAGAAGCTGAAGTAGCTCCGTCTAATCTAAAGCCTTCTAGTTCACCAGCTGCATCAACAGTTGGTAGGGTTTCTGTTTGCCAATCAAAAACTACGTTCTTAATTGAGTTTTTTCCAATTGCAGACATAAACGGAGTTGCTTGTGGAGAGATGTTATAAATAACGTCACTTAGTTGCTCTCTATCAGCAGTCGCGCTGTATGTATCAAATGCGTTTGTTACTTTAGCCATGATATTTTCCTATGTTTAAAAGTTTATATAATTTGTTCAAATAATTTAGCCGCATCCTGGACTTTGCCAGTTTTAGCTAACCTTCGATGCGCTCTTTTTACAGGTGTTGAACTTTTAGGTACATTTGAAGTGCCAGGTCGGGCGGTTCGAGCTGCCGCTTTCTTTTCAGTTGGCTTCACTTTAGTAGCTTGTTGTGTCTTATGTTGTAACCATGCGTTTCTTAAACCAAGTAAAACTCGGTAGTCGTAAACGCTGTCCATCTCTTGAGATGAATAGCCTAAAACATTAACACCATAATCCCGAATAGCATTTTTTTCTTTTACTGCTGTTTCGTTGTCTTGCCATTCTGGAATTTGTGTTAGCAATTGTTCATTACCGTACTTGACGAACTTTTCAAGTTCCTCTTGTTGCTTTGCAGCTTGCTCCTGTTGGAGTCTAGTTGCTTCAGCTTCTGCGGCTTGTAACCTTTGCTTCTTCTCATTCCATAAGTCTTTTTCACGGACATAGGCAATAGGATCAGTATCATAAAGTGCATTCCAATCTGGCTCGTTTCCTAACTCGCCTTTCAAAGTCGCTTCCAGTTTTGGTAACAACTGCGAATAAATTGCATCTTTTTGAGAAACCTCTTTTTGTTGAGCTTCAATAGCTTTACGCTGTTCAGCTAACTCTTGAGTTTTTCTCGTATAATCTCTTTGGCGACTGTATCCACTTTGGAGTTCTTCAAGCGTGACCTGGGTATCTTCACCATCTACTTTAATAGTATATAGCTGTGGTTGCTCGGACTCCTCTACTTC